CTTACTAACTTATTAAATACTAATACATCAGTGCTGTTTTCTGGTGTTGGCCATATATTTAAAACAGGACTAACTTGCTTGTCTAAAAAAAATTGATTTGGTCTAGCTTGAGTAGATTTAGTTGGAATATTTAAAAATTCACTTCTGCTAATTTTTGTCATTTGCAGATCAAGATTAGTGCCGTCAGTATCTCTTCTTAACGAACAATCTAATATGTCAATAACATTAGAATCTAAAGTATATTGATTAGTGCCTTTGGTTACAGTTTGAGTTGCTTGTTCAATAGTCCACTGATTTAATCCTCTGTTAGCCCATTCAGCTAACATAAGGTTTATAGATCGTTTTGCTGTTTTAAGATCATAACCTGTTCTAAGCTCTAGCCCACATCTTTCAAAAGCTTCTTCAACAAACTCAGTTACATCTGGTTCAAAGTTAGTGCTACTAGATGTTGCCATATTATTTTCTTCTTCTGACTACTCTTTTCTTTTTTAAAGGTTTAGCTTTTTTTTGATCTCTATTTATTTTTTCTAATTTTTTAGCTTGAGCAGCATGTAGCTTACTTGCTTTTTTCAAACCTTTTATAATTTCATTTAAGTCTTTAGTATAGTGCATATTAATCTTCCTCTGGAGCGTATAGATTATTAAACGTTATGTTTGGATCCATATAACTCTCATGTTGTTCTGCTGAATGAATCCACTGAGATGGCATAAAGTCTGGTGCTCCTTCACCAACACGCCATAGTGCAGGGTTTGTAGCTCTCACTCTATTGTTAGGTAAAGCCACAAAGTTACCAGTATATTCACCAGCGTCTGTTAAATATAACACATGTGATTGCTTATGTTGAGCAGAATCATCAGCTATTGAATTTTCAGTGTAATCTACTGTAAACAAATATTTGCCTGTATAAAACTCTCCACCTATCTTACATATCCAAGGTGATGAACTTACTCTATCCATAACTACAACGGAATGGTGATGACTAAGACAGTCCCAGGGTTGTGCTAAGTGGTCTTCCATAGGAGTTGGCCAATCTTCAAGTGGTGCGTCAGCAACTAACGCTTGTATTGGCATTCTAGCCCACATAGCACCTCCATGAATATTTGGTGCGTCTTCTTCATCGTCTATTTCACAGCCTGTAAAAACTACTTGAAAAGACAATGATCTATCAGGAATTGTATTAACTGCTATTGCAAGAGCATGTAAATATTCACCATGATAATCACTATGATTAGCTGTAAATTCTTTTCTAACCCAGCATTTAAACTGAGGTATGTTTGAAATCAAATATGACATAATTCTCTCTCCTTATTATGTGCAAAAATTTTATCTTCTTTTTCTACGCCTAGAAGCATACTTAGTGCCTTTGGCAACACCACCTTTAGCCATGTATTTTGTGCCTTTCATAGAGCCACCTTTTGACATGTACTTAGTTCCTTTCATAGCTCCACCTTTGGCCATGTATTTAGTACCTTTCATGGCTCCGCCTTTAGCCATATACTTAGTTCCCTTAGCTGCACCGCCTTTTGCCATGTATTTAGTGCCCTTTGCAACACCGCCCTTAGCCATGTATTTGGTTCCTTTAGCCGCACCACCTTTAGCCATATATTTAGTTCCTTTTGCAGAACCTCCTTTAGACATATATTTAGTGCCCTTGACTACTCCACCTTTAGCATAGCCTTTAGTTCTTTTAAACATAATTCACTCCTATGAATATTTAGTTTTTTTTCTTCTGTTGCTCATTACTTTACCACAACCTCTTGCAATTCTTCTAACTTCTCCACCGTCTTTCATGGATACTCTAGCTTTCTTAGTATTAGCAACAACTGTTTTTCCTTTTCTACCTGCAGCTTTTTTCTTTCTTGCAGTCTTTGCTCTTTCAGCTTTGCTTAAACTTTGTGCTTTTGCTTTTGGTAAACATCTATCTGGATTTTTTTTATCTTTACTTGTTCCACATGGACCCTTAATAGAGCCGTCAGTTCCAATCCTAACCCACTGTTGTTCTCGCCATTGTTTTAGCTGTCCCATTTATCTGAGTCTTTCTTTCATTACAATGCCTTGTCCTCTTATGTTAACAAGTCCACCGTCTTTCATTTTTTTCTTTTTACGTTTACTACCTTTAGCATAGTTTGGATCTTTACAATATTTGGAAGCAGCCATATTTGCATACGCAGAAGGGTATGTATCAAAAGTTCTTTTCGCCCAAGCCTTTCCAGCTGGACAAATCTTACCGCCACTTTTTGCTTTCTTTGCCATTATTTTATTCTACCATGTTTTCTTCTTATAGCATCTTTGCCTCTTCTAAATATTTCAGCTTGCTTTGGTTTGCCTCCGTATTTAGATCTTTGTTCACCCACAGTTAAGATTTGTATTAATCTTGCAAAAGGTTTTTTAGTTTTTTTAACTTTAGCAACTGTATCTCTTGCATCTTGAACTGTAGCATATTTAATTGAAACTGTATCTTTTGGGTTTTCATCAGTGTATAACCTACGACCTGAACCTTTTGGCTTTTTACCAGTACCTACTTTTGGATCTGATTTAGCCATTTAACATTTCCACCTTCTTCTTGCTTGTCTAATTCTTGAATTAGGATTGTTTCTTGTTTTGGCTGAACTTTTCTTTAATTGTCCTAGCGATCTAGCACAAAAAGATTTCCTACGTTTCGCAGCCTTGCTACCTTTTTTAACTTTGCCTGTTACTGCTGTTTTTAATTTACTACCGGGATTAGCTTTTCTATATGCACGCACTCCTTTTTTAGTCATGCCTGCACCAGACTTGGTAGGGCGGAAGTTACCGCCCTTACCAGTAGTTCTGCGTATATTTTTAGTTTTCCTTCTTTTTACAACCATTCATTAATAGCTTTTATCTAAAACTAAGATAATAGAATAAGCGTCACCGCTAGAATGACCTACGGTAGTAAAGTCAATATCTCCAGTAATACCAGATCCTGCATTGTTAGGAATACCAGTAAACAGATCGTAGTATTCATCACCTGTGCTATCTGCTGGCAATGGTATAGCTAAAACATTAGTAGTTGCGTCAAACTCTATATCTACACCCATACCCCTGGTAGCCCAGTAGATACGTCTTATAGATACTCTAGTGCAAGACTCTCCTAAATTGTTTTTACCTAAAGCTGAAACATCAACTTTTTTAACAGAAGATTCTCCTGTACCGTCAGATTCATTAGTAAACTTTAATATCGCTAGTTTTTGACTATCAATGATAGTTTGCGAAGTTACTGTATCTGCCATGAGCTACTCCTTATGCGTCAGCAAATGGTGTTACTATAGTGCCTGAACCTAAAATAATACCTTCTACGGCATATTTAGCTGAGGCTATAGCAGTTACTTTTACAATACTGCCAGCTAGTCCACCTTTTGTTGATCCATTCATAGTAATAACATCGTTAGATGCACCTGAGATAAATACTTTACCTGAAGCGTCATCTTTACCTGTGTAAAGACCACCAACAAATTTGTCAGTGCCGTCAGTTAAAATATCCATGTCTGTAGCTGCTGTTTCTACTACAAAGAAAAAAGAAGCACCTAAATTATTTAATTGGTTAGGATCTTCATTTGTTGATGGAGTGGTAGTTACAATGCTAGGTAAAGTAAATTTACCGTCTGCATCATTACAAGTTAATATTTTTCCAGCATGAGCGGCAACTGTAAGAGTAGTGTCTGCTGTTAGGCTAACTACTGAAGCGTTACCTGCTGTAATGAATCCAGATAATGATTTAACTGGTCCACTAAAAGTCGATTGTGCCATAATTTTTCTCCCGAAAAATAAGTTCTATTATCTTGGCTTGTCTGCTAGGTCAGTTAATAGAACAAGTTAATAAACCCTAGACTTTTGATTGTATATTAGTTTTAGCCAAAAAAAAAGGGAGCCGAAGCTCCCTTAAATAATCAACAAAGATTATGCACCTTGAGATGCAAACACTGCTCTTGGATTTGAGAATCCAAATGAGTATCTTTCTCTAGCTTTAAATCTGACATTGCCAGTTTCAAAGTCACCTTCCATAGAAGTTGAAAGAGGTGATCTCTCAAAGTGTTTAAATCCATCAGGACAGTCTGTTAATAAGAACCACGCATCTGTATCTGTTAAGAAATGGTTTACAGTATAACCCTCAGGGATCATTCCCATATTCTTAAGAGCGTTAATATCATTATCAGATGTCGCTACTCTACCAGGTGTTTGTAGTAGTCTATCAGCCACAAATTGTAATTGTGGTGGTACTACTAATTTTGTACCTTGTAAAGCAATAATCATATTTCTATCATCAACAAAAGTTGAAATAGCAATAAGAGCGTCTTCTAATGAAGTCTCATTCAAGTCTGTAAATGTAGTTGGTCTATTACTAAATGTACCGCCACCTGTTAATGGGTGATCAGTAGCAACTAATGATTTACCATCTCCACCTGTAAAGCTTGATGAGAATGCGTTGTTAAGCACAGACGCAGCTTTTACTTGCTTTGTATGTGCCATTGATCTTGCTAGAGCCTTTGTGTATCGGGCTCCCAGTCTGTCATACAGATTATCTTCGATAGCTTCTTCAGTTAATGCAAATGCTAACGCAATGGTCTCATGTGAGTACCTTGCAGTAAAACCTTCAGATGCTTGGTCAAATGCCACGCTTTGTCCTTCTGATTTTACTTTTGCGTTACCGAAACCTACTATTAAGGTTTCTTCTTCAAATGCTCTATCTGATGCTTCTGTCTCAAATATTTCTGCATGTTGTTGTTCGTACCTGCTGTATTCCATGCCAAATAAGGCATTCAACCCAGGCTCTAGTTCTTTCGCTAATTGCGATCTTGAAATAGCCATAATTTATACTCCTTATTAAGCTAGACCTGCACCTTTTATGCCGCAGATATGATTTTGAATAACAACTAAAACGTTTGTATTTGCCGTAGCAACGTCTGAATTTTCAGGATCTCCTGAAATATCAATCGCTTTTAGCGGTAAATTTGTTGTAGTTGCACCTGTTGTGACATCTAACTCAGCTCCTGAAATACCTGTAACGGTACTACCTGAACTTGTGTAAACAATGTCAAAGTTTCCAAACAGATCAGCCACTGGGAAAGTGTCGTCTGCTTGTATTTCATAGACAACATTAGGATCGTCTATTACAAAAGCAATTATATCTGAAGCGTTAGTGCTTGCAGGATAATGATTGCTAAATACTTGTTCGCTTGTAGTCGGATCGGTGTAAGAACATCCATTGAATACTCCAACAATAGGAACTGTGCCACCGTCAGCGTGTACTTCAATACCGCCTCCAGTTACTTGCATTACCATATCTCCTTGAAAGATACTTGTTCCATAGTTTGCAGCTATTCTATAACGACTTTGTCCACCAGTATAAGGTGCACCACCCATCATTCTTACAGGCTTCATTCCAAATGCAGCATCTTGATTTGCCATTTTTGTTTTTCCTATAAAATAATTTTAATTTAAGAGTTCACAAAGCTATGCTTTGTTCCCTCCACCAAAAGTCACCCTTGATTTAATTTCTTTTGAAATCGGCATCGCAGGATTCTCTTCACGCATTAGGTCATTCTCAACAGCAGTCATTTGATTGTGGGTTTGTTGTTCAAAGAAACTATTTCTTTGATCTGCGATTTCTTTATCTATTTTGCACAGTATCAAACCACCAACTCCAATTACTCCTGCGTGACGACCGTCATCGACAGTAGGTAAATCATGAGAGCCTATTAATTCTTCTGGTTTAACGACCTCAAATCCTTCACGAAGTCTCTTTGAAACATTCGTTTTATCATCTTGGCCTAGTATAGATTCTCTAACCCAACGATAAGTCAAACCTTGAGACTCTGCTTGTTTAACTGCTTCTTCTGGTAATTCTAACGCTGAAGGCATTTTCCAAGCTTTCGGTCTAGTGTTTGTTTCTCTAGTATCAGAGTTTCTAGTAGCTCTGTTATTTTCAGTAGTATTATCTATTTCGCTCATGATTTTTGTAACCTCGCTTTTTGTATTGCGTAATCTTTAAATGACACTCCAAGTTTTTTAGCTAGTGCTTGTTCGCTCGGTGTCAACTCGATACGATTTTGTTTGCGTCCAGTCGATGTGTTGCGTGTGGCTGAAGCGACTGTTTGGACGGGTTTTTTGTTCGCTTCCACGTTAAACTTGTGAGGCAACTCTTGTCGCACTCGTTTATCTATCTCACTATAGTATGAGTCACTGTCTGTGTCAAAGCCTTCGTTCTCTAATTGTTTATGAACTGCAAAGGCTACACTGGTCGCAACATCGTCTGTTCCGAACCAAGTATTTCTTTGAGCCCACTCTTTAGCTTTTGGAGATGGCTCATTAAAGTCTTCTTGAACATCCTGTGGCTGTTGATATTGTTGCTGTTTAGCTTGTTCTAAATAGGCTTGTTCTTGAGCTTCGTATTGTTTTTGTTGTTGTTGATACTGCTCATGTCTAGCTTTATCTGCTGTTGCCATGCTCAAAGCTTCAGTTGCAGTTGCTATAGCCTCTGCATC